AAACAGTAATTGTTAATATTGCAAATAAACCTTTACCATTTAAAGGTTGGAAGAGTAAATATAAAACGTTAAACAAAGAAAATCCAGATGGAAATTTAGTAAATGTATCTTCAGGGCCCGGTGTTATAAAAACAATGGCCCACGTAAATGAAAAAATGCCACATATCAAAAATTTAATTATTGATGACTGGCAGTATATGTCAAGCTTTGAGTACTTTGATAAAGCGTCTGAAAAGGGATATGATAAATTTACATCTATTGCAGCTAATCTAGCTGCAGTAGCAAAATATCCTAAAGACTTGAGAGAGGACTTATATATATTTTTTCTAACCCATTCTGAAGATAGCACGGATATTAATGGTAAAAGAAAAATTAAAGCTAAAACAGTGGGTAAAATGATTGATAATGCTCTTACATTAGAGGGTCTATTCTCAATTGTATTATTCGGTAAAGTAATTAAACAAGAAGATGGTAGTTTATCATACGTGTTTGCAACCAAAACAGATGGTGAAACAACATGTAAAACACCAATGGAAATGTTTGATCAGGAATTTATTCCTAATGATTTGGCATTTGTAAAAGAATGCATTAAAAAATATGAAAATTAACCTTTAAACCAAAAAAAATGCTAAGTACAAAAAATGTTTCATCAAATCGTGTAAGTCCAGTTCTTTCACCTGGTAACTGTAAAATCAAAATTAACAGTCTATCTTTTGAGGCAACTCCTTATGACAAAAACTCATTCAATATTGTTTTGAATGTTGAAAGTGAGCCTATAAACGGCGAATTTCAAGGATTTCTAATAGATGCCGCAAATCCAAATGGTCCTCGCTACAAAGGCCAAGTTGGAAAAGTAAGGATGACACCTTATCCGTTTAAGGATGCTGTTCTAGATAACGGTAGAAAAATCAATAAAGATCAAGAAATTTTGAAATCTATTGCTTTTCTTGCAGATGTAACCGGTAAGAGAAATGAAGTGGATGATATCAATGTTGATACAATTGATGCCTTTATGGACAAGTGTAAAACCATTTTTAAAAACACGGAGTACATTAATGCTTGTATTGGTGGCAGAGAATGGGAAAACACCGAAGGCTATATCAATGTAGATTTGCATTTGCCCCGCATTTCTAAAAATGGTGTACCAATGGAAAGTCTTAATTCTGAATCTAGCAGATTAATTACATTCAACTATGATGAACATGTAAGGAAATTTGTGAAAAAAGAAGCTAATCGAGTTGATACTTTTGAAGCACCAGTAAATTCTGGAGATGATTTTGAACTCTAGTTTTTAATATTTAAAAATGTAAAAGAGCAGGTTAATAGCCTGCTCTTTTTAATTTTATGTATAGCACAAAAAACATTATTTTTGAAATAAATCAAGTACCAAGTTACTGGGCTTTTAAATATTATTTAAATTTAGAGGAAGACCTTAAAGGTCAATCTGTAAAACTTAAATCTATTTGGAATCCTTTAGAAAAAACACCAAGTTTTTGCATTTATGTAAATAAAAAAGAAAACCAATACTATTTTAAAGACTTTTCATCCGGAAAATATGGTGACAAGATTACACTGGTCATGGAAATGTTTGATATTGATTATTCAAATGCCTGTAATAAAATTGTAAATGATTACAATAGTTTTGGTAAAAACAATACTATTACAAACTATGAATTAAATTTTGACTCTAAATGGCAAGTAACAAATATAAAGTTTAGAGATTGGAATACAAATGATGCAAAATATTGGCTTTCTTACAGAATTGGAAAAACTTTACTCGAAAAATATAATGTAAAACCAGTATTGGATTTTGAAATTTGTAGAGATACAAATACTAAAATAAACATCCAAACTGAATATATTTATGCTTATTGCGATAGTTCTAATGAGGCATACAAGATATATCAGCCGTTTAAGAAAAATAAATTTCTAAAGATTAAACCTTACATACAAGGTTTAGATCAACTAGACTATAATCATCCTTACTTAGTCATTTGCTCTTCGCTAAAAGATGCAATGTGTCTCAGAAGTTTTGGTTATAATTTAGATGTTATAGCGCCGGACAGTGAAAATACACTAATTAAAGCCTATATAATTGAAAATTTAATGATTAAGTACAAAAAAATTATAACTCTTTTTGATAATGATAAAGCAGGTTTAAATGCTATTCAAAAATATAGAGATGTTTATAATATTGATGGTACTTTTCTTGAAATGAGTAAGGATATATCAGATTCTTTAAAAGAATTTGGTTATGACAAAACAAAAACTATATTAACAACAACTTTAAAAACCATATTGAAAAAAGAATGAAATTTTTTATACCAGGTAACGTACCTTCTTCTAAAAATGGAAGGCGTTGGACAGGTAAATATTTTATTGCAAGTAAAACAGTTGTCAATTACAGAAAATATTCAAAAAAATATTATTTGGAATATGCTGAAAAGTTTAAGGCTGAATTGGCAAAACATGATTTACCTATAGAAATAGGACTAACCTTTATTAGAGGCACCCGACATAAATTTGACTATATCAATCCTGCTCAAACTGTGCAAGATGATATGGTTACTTATGGTTGGATTCCTGATGATAACGCTGATTTAATTAAACCTGTATTTTTTGATTATCAGTATAATAAAACAAAACCGGGTGTAATAATTGAAATAAATCCTAAAAAAAAACCTAAAGTAAAATGAATGATAGTTTAGATTACCAAACGCTTTTAACATTAACTACGATGCTTAACGCGAATAATGATGATTTTTCAATTGCAGTATCAAATATAGAAAATCTAAAAGTATCTCGTGTTTTTTGTGAATTACTTTATAAAAATATTAACTCTATTCCAAAAAAAGTAGAATTTAGAGAACATTTCAATCTTGATAAAGAAGGTTTAGATTTAAATAATCTTAATTCAAAAATAAAATTAAAAAATCTGGGTTCTACAAATCCTAATTTACTAAAATATTTTAAATATACGGTTATTAATATTTATGATAAACAATTGAAATATCAAAATAACAAATAATATTAAAATTTATGAGTAATAACCTCAATAAAATTTCTGATAGAATATCAAAAATATCAAAAAATTTAATATTCACAGAGCCCTTTTATGGTTTATTTTTAATTGGATTAAACAAAACATATAGGGAAGATATACCAACTGCTGGTGTTAGTAAAAATGGAATAGGTGTACAACTTTCAATAAATCCAACATTTGTTAATGGTTTATCTGATGACCATACGCACGGTTTATTAAAACATGAGTTACTGCATATTGCATTTGGACATCTTATATTAAGAGATTCATTTAATGATAAAGATCTTTTTAATATTGCCGCAGATTTAGAAATAAATCAATATATTGATGAAAGTTATTTACCAACTGGTGGTTTAACTTTAAGTACATTCTCGGATTTAAAATTACCTGTAAAAGCCGGTACAAAAATTTACTACGATCTCCTTCAGCAAGCAAAACAAGATGGAACATCAGAGACTTTAAATAATATTTTAAGTCAGATGGAAGGTGATAGTATGTATAGTCATAAAACTTGGGATGAGTTTGAAAATTTATCTGATTCTGAAAAGAAACTAATAAAAAAGCAAATTGATCACCAGTTAAAAGAAACTTCAGACAATATACTTAAAAAACAAGGTATAATTCCTGGAGAACTATCGGAAATTATAGATAAGATTAATACAATTGATCCACCAAAATTTGATTGGCGTGGGTATCTCAGGAGATTTGTTGGTAAGTCTGTTATTGTATATACGAAAAAATTAAAAAGAAAATTTAACAAACGTTATATTGAAAATCCAGGCTTAAAAATTAAACATAAAAACAATATTTTAGTTGGAATAGATACTTCTGGATCTGTAAGTACAGATGAATTAAAAGAATTTACAAAAGAATTGGTTCATATGCATAAAACAGGGCATGTTATTACAGTTGCTCAGTGTGATACAAATCTAAATTCTGTAGAAGTTTTTAATCCAAAAAAAGATTTAACTATAAAAGGTCGTGGTGGAACAAGTTTTCAACCTGTAATTGATCACTTTAACAGTAATAAATCTAAATATACAGCTCTTATATATTTGACAGATGGTGAATGTAGTGCACCTGTAAATTGTCCAAATAATACATTATGGGTACTAAGTAGTATTTCAACAATTACTTATGACCTACCAGGTAAAACAATTAAACTAAATTAAACAAAAAAAAATGGCACAAGTAAATCTAAACATTGATGAACTAAAAAATTTTGTCAATCATATTATTGAAAATAATAGATTTTTGCAATCTAATAAAAAACCTTCTGTTGCTATTGAAGTAATGGGTGAATCGGGTATTGGCAAAACATCTACTATTGTTGAAATAGCAGCTGAAAAGCAACTGAATTTTGTTAAGCTAAATCTTGCTCAAATTGAGGAACTTGGTGACTTGGTTGGTTTTCCGGTAAGACAGTTTCAAATGTACACAGAAAAACAAGTACCAGCTGATGACAGTACAGTTAACTTTACCTCGGCCCAAAAATCTGCTGCAGCAAATAATATAAGTCAACTTAATTCACCTACAGTAGTAAAAAAAGTGGGTGTTTGGGTTGATGAACTTGCCGTAACTGAATATCTTAAAAATGGATATAAAATGACCGGTAAAAACAGAATGTCATATTGTGCACCGGAATGGATTGCTGATAAAAAAGAAGGTGGTATTTTACTTCTTGATGACTGGAACCGTGCGGATATAAGATTTATTCAAGCTGTAATGGAATTGATAGATAGGCAAACTTATATTTCATGGTCTCTACCTAAAGATTGGCATATCATTTTAACATCTAATCCTGATAACGGGGATTACATGGTAAATTCCATTGATAATGCACAAAAGACACGCTACATTACAGCAAACTTAAAGTTTGATATAAATGTATGGGCACGTTGGGCTGAAGATGCAGGTATTGATTCACGTTGTATTAACTTTTTGCTTTTGCATCCGGAGTTAGTCACTACAGAAACAAATGCTAGATCTATTACTACATTTTTTAATTCAATTTCAAGTATTGAATCTTTTGATGATAATCTTTCTCTTATTCAAATGATAGGTGAAGGTTCAGTCGGAGATACTTTTGCAAGCATGTTTACTATATTTATTAATAATAAATTGGACAAACTTGTTTCACCTAAAGATTTATTACTTAATGAAAATGAAAGTTATATTTTAGGAGCTCTTTCTGGTTGTATTGGAAAAAATACTACTTATAGAGCAGATATTGCTTCTACTTTAGCTACAAGATTGTGTAATTACGCACTTGTTTATGCAAAAGAAAATGTTGTTACACAAAAGATAATTGACCGTTTGATTGCATTATCTACTAAAGATTATTTTACAAATGATTTGAAATATCTAATTGTAAGAACAATCTTTAACGGTAACAAACAGAAATTTAATAAAATGATGATGGATTCTGAGATTATGAAAATGACAATGATTTAAACTATGAGCTTAACTAAAAACGATGAAGGATTTAATCTTAATGCTTTAGCCCATTTTAATTTAGAAGGTGCCTCCTATATGGAGGTGCCTTCTAATACAATGGATACAAGTGAGCCTTATATAATTTTAAATGAATACGACTATGATCGTATTTATAATATTTTAAGTAAAGACAAAATAACTAATGGAATGTCAAACTTAAAATCTGGTTATTTATTAAATAGATGCCCTGTTTCATTAGATAGAGTAAAACATGAAATTAAAAATAAAAAACTCAAACTGTCAAATAATCATTTGACCTCTGATTTTATCATCACACATGATAATTTAGAATTTGAGTTTCATGGTAAAACTATACCTAATATAACATCATTATTTATAAAAGGTAATGCATTTTCTGCTTTTTCTTATAAGTATAATAATAAAGCTAAAAGTTTACTTTGTTCTAAGCACGATTGGGTTGTTAGAAAAGCAAACAATTTTGGTTATACTAAAACCTGGTATGCCCAAGTGTTTCTTGTTAAAAGTAAAGCAATAGAAATTGCATACCTTATTGATACTAATGTTGTACAAGATGTTTTAAATATTAATTCAATTTTAAATAACTCAACTAATCTAGTAGCTTTAGATGAAAAACTTTTGGATCTTTTAAAAGGTATGATTTCTAGTTCTAACACAGATGATTTAGAAATTGCCGGTAAAATAATTCCTACAATTGATCAATCTAAAAATTATCATTTTTTATGGGCGCTTTACAGAACTTGTGATACTGATATAAGATATAAATTTACTAGAAACAAAGATGTACAATTTTGGATTGATAATAATAAATATGACTATAAGCATTTGTATCCTGGAGAATTTATAGAAGAATTAAAAAAAAATAATGATTTAAACTCTGAAGCTTTTATTTACTTGGAAAAAGTTGCCAGGAAAGAAATACGCATTACAAATCGTGAGATTTACAATTTTACAGTTTCAATTAAACCTGAATATTTAAATTTATGAAAAACAAAATAAAAATTTTAAAATTTTATTCAACCGCTATTAGTTCTACATTGGGAACGCTTTCATTGCGTATTTTTAATGAAACTGATCCTTATACTTATGCTATTTTAAATAAAGGTAGTTTATTAGATGAGGCTTTAGATATCAAAACCTTGGATATTACAAATTCAGATATAAAAGATGCTGTAATTTATAGAACTTCTGATATTAAATTACCTAGAGATAAAGTAGAAATACTTAAAAAAGATTATAATTTATCAGTAACACGAGATCTTAATAAATCTAAATATGTTATTATATCTCCAGATACAGTTTCTAAATTATTTACAGGTGTTCATTGCAGTTGGCTTACATTATC